CGCAAGACACTCTACAAGTTGACTAGGAAGCAGATGATGGGGAATCTCATGAGTTTCCCTATCCTTTGCCTTATCAACAAGGTTTCTTACGACATCTGCTGCGACATAAGCTTTGGTTCCGGCGTTAGGAGGGTTGGCCGTTTCAACGGCGATGACTGCATGTTCAATGGTGACCGTAAATTCTTCTCTCTTTGGGAAGAAGTCACTTCCACCTTTGGTCTTGTAGTCAATCGCCAGAAGACTGGCTTTTCAGACACGTGGCTCGACCTGAATAGTCAGCCTTTCCATGTGCCCTCCGGTCGCCTCGTTCCGAGGCATTGTCTCTCTTTTCTCCGTCCTTTCCGTAATGACTGTGTGGACCTTCTCGGTGAAGTTTGGAAGGGTGTGAAGGGAATGAAACATAGTGTACGCCAGTATGCTATCTCAGTTCTTGCCAGGCACGAAATCGTCTTAAGGGACTTTTGCGTGGCCAACATACCTCGATATGTCTTTACCGGGTTAATGAAAAAGACCTGGTTTCGACGGTGGAGGGGATCCGATCCCGTTCCGCCCATCATTACCGGGGTTTCTCGGTCCTGCGAAGTCGTGGTGGCTGATCCTCCCAGGGAGGATCTTTTCTCCATCGTCGACCAGGCGCACACAGAGTCAGAGCGGGAAAGAGTGCTTCGATGGTCTGGGGTACCTCTTGAGTTTTCGGCTCGTCCCGTGTGGGATTTGAAGAATTCTTTTGACGTAACTCCGGGTCCACTTGTGAAGACTCTAAGACGTAAATCACGTCCTCCTCTCCCCCCCATCATCTCACCTAAACGTAGTGCAAAGAAATTCGTTAGAGTCGTTCGCTGGCAATATTCCTGGTCCAAACCAGTTTTAGACTGGTTCGAAGGAGTTTTTGGTCAGAATGGCTTTGCGAAATACTCGAAATGGGGCCCTGATCATCCAAGGATGGTCCCTCATGTAGAGTGCAAGAACTACGTTCCGTTGAGGTTCATTGTTCCTGTTCCTCCGTCATTGATGCCACCGGGCCCTTACGGGCTTTAATGGTGTTGATCAGCGGGCTTTTATTAGTGTGCCATGGTTGTTGTGGTTGGCGACCGGAGGGGACGGTATACGCCCCGGTTTTGTGCTCCGAGCGAGGAGTGCGACTAAGTTCCAAAACACCGAACTACCCGAGTCATAGGGGATCTCTCCTGCGCAATGATATGCACAAACAACACCTGCGATTGCGGGTGGTGCATGCGGCCTATAACAAGGCAGCGGGACCTCACCTAGGCGGAGGAGACGAGGGTCGATATGGAAGCCGGACCAGCTGAACGAAACTAACCGGAAAACAGTTTCTGCGTGAAGTT